GTCACGGGTCTGGCTGACTCCTTCAACGACGCCCTGCGTTCGTTCTAATTCCATAAACAGCATATTCAAGATGACCATCGAAGAGCAACTCCTCGCCGCCACCGCCGCCGTCTCTGGCCTCACCGCCGAACGCGACGACCTCCGCACGACTGTGGAAAAGATGACGGTCGGCGTTTCTGCCGAACTCGAAAGCCTCAAGGTCGAAGCCGCGTCCAAGGACGCCAAGCTCGCCGAACTGACCGCCGCCCTCGAAGTGGCCGTCAAGGAGTCCGAGTCCTTCAAGGCCCTCGTCGAGCAGCACGAAGCCACCAAGGTCAGCGCCTCCAAGGAAGCCGCCAAGATCGTGGCCTCCGTCGGCGTCTCCCCGGTCGAACTCAGCCCCGCGGATGGCAAGCCCACCGCCGAAGCCGTCGACCACCTCGCGACCTTCATGTCCCTGCCTGTCGGCAGCAAAGAGCGTAACGCTTACTTCGCCGAACACCGCAACGCCATCATCAAGGCGTGCATCTAATTTCCCCCTAACCTCAATCTCCTAAAACACACATATGGCTAACTCCATTGCTAACGCTCCGGCTATCCTCGCGGAAGCCGTCATCGCTTCCCTCAAGGGCAAGCTCCCGTCCCTCCGTGCCTTCTCCAGCGTCTTCACCGCCGCTGAGTCGGGTGCCGGAGCCACCGTCCAAGTTCCGCTAATCGGCGTCTCCACCGCAACGGAGTTCGGCTCCGGCGGATACCTGACCCAGGACGACGCGACGATCACCGCCGCCAACGTCACCCTCAAGCACTTCAAGGTGTCGAGCCGCTTCTCGCCCCTTAACGTGAAGTCGTACGGCGCGCAGTTCCTCTCGAACGCCTTCGTCCCGACGGCCTCCAACGCCCTCGCTGAAAAGTGCCTCGCTGAAATCGGCGCCCTCATCCTGAACGCCAACTACGCCTCCTCGGTGAACACCGGCGCGGCCCTCACCTACGCTGAAGTCGTCACCGCCAAGGGCGTGCTCGACGCCGCCAAGGCCGCTGAACCCCGCGCGTTCATCCTGAACCCGACCTACGCCAACGGCCTCCTCGGCGACGCGACCATCATCGGTAACTCCGTCCTCGGTGCCGGCATCCTGACCTCCGGCCAGATCGGTACCCTCGCTGGTGCCGCCGTCTACCAGTGGAACAGCCTCCCGACGAACAGCGAAGACCTCGCTGGCTTCGCCTGCGGCGCAGACGCCATCGCTTGCGCCTCGGCGCTGCCGATGTCGGAAATCCCTGGCTTCGAAGTCGCCAACGCTGTCGACGCGGACACCGGCCTCGGCGTCCAGATCCTCATGGGTCAGGAGCAGTCCGGTTTCTACAACGTCACCGCCACGCTGCTCTTCGGTGCCGCTGTCGGTCGCGCGACCTCCCTGCACCGCCTCAAGACCGCCTAATAGCGGCCACAGGCTTAAACGAGGCTCCCAGCAATGGGGGCCTTTTTTGTGCCTTAATCCAATCCGGGCAAGTATAGGATGAGCCTCTACGGAACCGAGTTTCTTAATGACGCCAAAGAGATGGTGGCGGACTTCGGCGTGGCCGGGTCGGCCAACTCCGGGGCCATCACCTTCTCCTGCCTCATCTCCGACCCCGCGGTCTCGACCGTGCTCGAAGCAGGGGGGTATATGGAACGGACCCAGTACTCGGTCAGGCTCCCCGCTGTAACGGCCTCCTGGAGCCAGCCAGACGGGTCTATTGGGGCATCGGCGGCCCTACTGTCCTCTGGTGCCCCCATCGCCTCCCTCGCCCAAGGCAAGAAAATCGTGGCCGGCGGGAAGACCGTCCGCATCACCAGCCAGACCTACAAGCCCGGGTCGGCCTGGATCACGCTCGTCGTCATTGACGATAACCAGTAACCCGCCGTGGTGACGGTCAGCATCACTCCGGCTTCCCAGGCTCAGTTTATTGCGGCCTGCCGTAAGTTCGCAGCACTCACGGGGCAGACCATGCGGGACGCCTGCCTAGAACAAGCTGCGCTGGCTTGCCAAGACGCGGCGACCTTCACGCCCCCGATGCCTATCGGCGGCGGTCGCGGCCTGTCTAAGGCGGCCCAAAGGGCGGGCGACAACGCCGTGGCCGGTGACATGAAGAAGATGTTCGTAGCGGCCAACGACCGTAACTCCGACTCGGCCGCCCCCCTGCTGACCAATCAGCTGGCCTACGCCACCAAGACCAACGACATTGGCCTGTTCAACAAGGTCATCGGCAAAGGCACTCTTGAGACCTTAAAGAATCTGTCGCGCATCATGCGCAAGATCGCGAACGACCGCGACTATGACCGGGCGTTCAAGAAGGCTAAGAACTACTTTAACACCACAAACCCCGTGATGACCGACTACGGCCAAGGCTTCGTGCAGGACATCCGCCCCATTCACAACCGCATCAAGGGCAAGTTCGGCGGCCGCATCAGCAGGGGCATCCGCCCGACCAAGGTCAAGATGCTCGTCGAAACAAAGGGAGAGATTGACCAATATATCCGAGACCGCCAGCAGATGGTCGGTATGATCAAGTCGGGCTGGGCCTCGGCCCTGCGCTCTCTGCCTAAGCCTGTCATCAACGGCATCCCAAAGGACTTCGGAGTCGACCTGCTCAAGGTGGCATGGATTAACCGACACACTCAAGTCCTTGGAAGGAACAGCCTCCTCGCCAACGAGAAAGTCGTCGAGCTTAGCGTGATCAACACCCAGGGCAACGTGAACAACATCGCCGTCGACGCACGCGTCCTGCCCTTGGTCTACGGAAGCCGCATCAAACAGATGCGTCTCCGATTCAAAAAGCACTTCGACAAAGCCATCGAAATCTCCAACCGCAAATAACCTTTATGGGCACCAAATCCATCCGTCACATCGTCGAGTCTACCCTCGCCACTTACCTATCCACCCAGACCGGGCTGACCGCCGTCACGTTCCTCACCGGGGACAGCGCCGCGACCCAGACCCTGCCCAAGGCCGTGGTCCTCTGCGACTCCGCCCGTGCCCCTGGCGACCTCCCCGAGGGTTTAGGCAACTACTCCTGCTCGGTCCGCATCACCCTCTTCTCCAACGCCGACGACACGACCCTCGCCGATCACCGTGCCCGCTGCGCCGCCCTGTCCGGCAATATGCGTGACCTGACCAGCATCAAGGCGGCCTTCGTCACCTCGACGGACGCGACCTGCTACGATGTCATCATCGGGTCCGAAGACGAGGGTATCGATGAACGCTCCTGGGCGACCGCTTTCTCGTTCGACGTGCTCGTGGTCCTGCCCGCCGCCTAATCATTCCAAAGCCCGCATATTCAAAGCCTAACCCGCTAAAAATTTTTTACCCTCTATGTGCGCCGCCATCTCCAACGGAACGACCTGCTTGTTTGGAATTTCTGGTACTACCAGTAATTTATTCGTGCAAAGTTACACCCTCACGTCCTCGTTCAACTCCGAGGCCACGGTCGTCGACGAAACTGGCCTGACCAAGACCCACCGTCTCGATGACCGCAAGTCCGAGATCACGGTCGAGGGTATCGCAAAATCGTCGAGCATCCCCCAGCTGGGCGCCACGCTCGCCTTCACGGCGAACACCAATTCGGCCTATCCCTCTGGCTCCGCTTCGGCTTCTTTCTCGGGAGTCATCACGAAGGTCGACGAAAAGGGCACGTCCCAAGGCTTCACGTCTGTGTCCATCACGGCCATCGACTACGAAGGCATCTCGATGTAATTGACTTCCCCGCAAAGGGGACAGCATCAAGGAAGTGGACCGACGCTTCTTAAATGCCTATGTCGACCCGGCGCCCTTTCGGCTGCTGGGTCGTTCGCTTTACCCCTGGTGCCTCAAGTACCGGGTGCGTCTGATGGCCTTGGACTCCCCGCTTCTGACGGGCTCCCGCGGCGTCACCCCTGCCGACCTTGTCTTCGCCTGCCAAGTGTGCGCCGAAGATCAACTCGGGGCGATCGGCTGGCGGGACCAGCTGCGGATCGTCAGCCTCGAAAACAACCCTGCCAAGTTCGAGCGCCTGCTGGAAGCCTTCGCCGGCTACATCCTCGTCCAAGACTGGCCTAAGTTCTGGGAGCAGTCCAAGGCCAAGGCGGGCGGGGGCGGGGACAAGGGCGTCCCGTGGCCCCTGTCCATCGTGGCCAACCTCATCGCCAACGGCATCGAAGAGAAGCGGGCGTGGGAGATGCCCGAGTGTCAGGCCATCTGGCTGAACTCCGCCCTGGCTATCCGCAAGGGTGCGGACGTGGCGATCATGTCCCCGGAGGAGGAAGCCTTCATCGCCGAAGAACTGGCCAAGGAGCAGGCCGCCGCGGCTGCGCCCCCTTCCAATCCTGCAAAGGAAACACCCGACGATGGCGCAATCCCTGGAGCTTAACATCAAGACGACCTCGGACGTCCCGCAGGCCATGGACAAGGCCAAGGCGGCGACGACTTCTTTTGGCAAGCAGGTCCAGGACATCGGCAGGAAGTTCGGGACTTCCTTTAAAGACATATTTCTTTCATTCGTAGGGCCTATGGCGCTCGTGACCGGGGCCATGGCCACTATCGGAAAGATGATCGCGGACAATGAAAGGAAGCGGGCCGAAGCCAATCAGGCCGCCATCGACGGGACTAACGAGCTGATGTCCGCGGAGGACAAATATTGGGCGCGTAAGAACGAGCGCGAAAAAAAGACCAAGGAAAAGGCCGAGGAGGCCAAGGTCTCTCGAAAAGATGTCACGCTTTCATTCCTTCAGAATGACCCTCGAGGCAAAAGTATGGTCGAAGACATCTTAAATAAACTTCCTCCAGGCATGAGGTCTTCTGCCGCGTTTAACACCGCCAACAATATGTCTAGAGAGAAAGTCACCCAAGACAAAGTACAAGCCTTGATTGCCGAAGATGCGGCAAAGGAGAACTGGGAAGAAACCCAGCGCAAGCAGAAGCTCGCCGCCGAACGCATCCGCAAGGAAGAGGAGGAAGCCAAGGTCAAGGCCGCCAAGCAGACAGGCAAGGAAGGCTTGTCCGCACCGAACTCGATGTCCGGAAACATCATCGGCGTCGGCCAGAACCCGGTCGTGACAGCCCTCCAAGAGCAGCAGGCCATCCAGCGCGAGCAACTCGCCTACCTCCAGATCATCGCGTCCAACAAGACAGCATCACCTGCCGCCGACGTCACCGCTTCTGGCGCCACTCCCTCGACTCCGGCTAACGCCTCGCCCTCCCGCGCCGCCCTCCTCACCAAGAACAAATAACCATGGCCCTCGTTCAAAACGGCAATGCCTTATCTACAAAACTCCTTAACCCAGGAGGGACTTATACGACGGACGGCTATGGCCTCATCACCGGGACGGCCACCTTCTCCGTCGACGCGGCGGCGTCCGGGACTGCGGTCGTGGGCGGTCAGGTCCACCCAAGTTACTCCGACCTCTTCGTCCATAAGTACACCCTGACCAAGGGACCGCTCAAGGTAGATACGATCGTCGCGGAATACGTCGGCATCGACAGCACCACCACGACCGGCGGCAAGACCAACCCGAACGTCACGGCCTCCAACGGACTGACCTCCGAGCACATCGTCACCCACCCGAACTTCTTCGGGCCTGCAACCGGCTTCTCGACGGCCATCGCAGGCGACGGCGTGACATTCACGACGTCGACCATCAATTCAGAGGAAAAGGTCGGCGGGGACTTCGGCGCTCATTTCACCAAGGGGACCGCCACCAACGCCGGGTCGTTCGTCGGCTTCAAGGATTCATCGACCGCCGCAAAGCAATATTTCTACGGCAAGAACCAGTACCTCGCTCCGACGACTTCCTTCTCCGGGACCATCTACACGACGAATGCAGGTAATTGCGCGACCCTCCGTGACGCGGTCGGAAAGACCAGCACGAGCAACTCTTTCGGAGGCATCAAACTATTGCCCGACCACATCGGGACAAGTTTCACGGCCACCGTCAAAGGCACGGCCCGCCCCACGATCATGCTTTCCCAAGTCAATTTTGAAGACTACTGCGTCCAAAGCTCTGGCACGCCCAAGATTTTCAAGATCAACTATGAGATCAGGTTCAACCGCGAAGGCTACCCTGCCGAAGTATACGCCGACGCATGAGCAAGGCACAACCAGGCAGCGGGTACGGCTTCACCTCCAGCGGGTACGGCTTTACCCTCAACATGGAGCAGCCGTTTGCAGCATCTGAGACGACCAAAATCAGGTACCTTTACGCTAAGCTTAATGGCGACAAGGTCAGCGTCAGCCCCGGTACGGTCAACCGATATATTCCGCAGATTGGTTCAACCTATTTAGACGCCGCGACGCCCCCGACCATCACCGTCGAAGGTGCAGGATACGTCTGCGTCAAGGCCACCTACGAGGCCAACAAGTTCTTTCCCCGAACCGCCACGATTGTCTATGAGTACGGGGCAACCCCACCGGCAGATACCGAAACTAATTCTTATTACCCGCTGGCAAGAGTGAACGCGGATGGGTCGGCGTATACCATGATTGAAATCGCATCGGGTAACCTTGTCGTCAACCGACTAAAGGCTGGCGCAGGAATCGCGACTTGGTGGTGGGACGTCATCGACTAAATGGCCACGCCTTGGAACAGCGGCACGGCATATTCCTCTGGGGCGGTAGTGTCCTACAACGGGCTCGAATATGTCCGGTCAATCTACCCACCCGCGGCGACATCAGGAACGCCTCCTAATGAAGAGATGGGCGTCGACCAAAAAGGTGACGCGATCAGGACGTGGACTTTATTGGCTGGAAATTATATCGGAGGCTGGCGACCCAAGTTCATGACCATGTATTTCAGGTTGATCGGTGCGACATGGAATACCACAGACGCAACACCGGAGTTCTTTTATTCAGGACCTCAATCCTATGCTGTGAACGGCTATCAGGTTGTGCGTGAACCCGGGTATCCTTACGGTGAAAGCGTAGAGTGGGATCAGTTCAAGGACAACGCATCACCCACTCCCGACTCCCCCGTATGCCCTGCGAACAAGTGTGGCGTGGCCATGCAGCAGTTCCAAGAAATAAGCGGCGAAATCCCGCCAAGCCCCCCAGACCCTGTTTACTTCCTTCCTGTGATCATAGCTGAGGCCGACCACGTCGTCAAAGAAGACGACGACAGGATTTACTATGTGTATGTGCGCGTCAATCATCCGCTATACTTTAGGAGAAGCCTGACGGTGCTGACCCGTGTGAAAAAAACGAAGAGCCTGCCCCTTCCTGCCGAGACGACTTACATCAACACTTATACGACTTACGTCCCCACGGATAAGAATTACGTCACCAATACCTACGGCGTCCTGAATCAGGATTACTTCACGCCAGCCAACGCAGCCTACCAAATTACCCTGCCTGACGATGTGGACGAGCCAGACGACAAGGTCGTCTATACGATGCAGGAGTCTGAAATAGTGGACGCTACTTCGAACGACTGACCACCCCCCTTCCATCCTACGCAAGAATAAGACCCGATGAGCTGCCCAAACACCGTCACCATCTCGAGGGGCAATTCCTTCGCCTGCGTATTCTCGTGGACTCCCGGCGCGTCCGGCCCGGCCAACCTGCTGACCACGACCCTCTCCTCGACCTTCGAGGACAAGCAGTTCAACCAGTACCAGATGACCGTCACCAAGGCGGGCGACGGCCTGTCCTTCACGGTGGCCTACCCTGGCTCGACGGCTGACTGGGCCATCGGCCTCGGGCGCTGGGACATCAAGTTCGTCTTCCCCGGCTCGTCCGTGACCCGTTCGGAAATCTTCCGCGTCAACGTCATCGACTCCGTCACCGTCTGATTTTATGGCCTTCGGCACCATCACCAGCACCTCCAACACGTTCGGATCAGTAGACGGCACGGCCACGGGTTCAGTCCCTGGCACCCTGTCTGGTTCGGTCGGAGTCCCCGGGCCGCAGGGTCCGGCGGGGGCCGCGGGGGCTACGGGTCCAGCGGGGGCCGCGGGCGTCGGCGTGCCTGTCGGCGGGACTACGGGGCAACTGCTTACCAAGACCAGCAACGCTAACTACGCGACAGCCTGGACTACCCTTGATGTCTCAAGCCTTCGTGACCTTAACGACTACGATTTTACGAACGTCCCAGACACCTACCTTGATACGTTCGGTCTGACGATCCCAGCGCTAAGCACTGAAGCATGGACTTGCGACTCGTTCCTCAAGGGCAGCGAATTGCAATTGGTCACCGATACCAGCGCCAACGGCGGCCAGACTGGAGTGTATTATCAGACCAAGGTTTCGGTCCAAAAGGTCACGGGCCTGTTTAAATCATTCATTGATGAAGACGGTTTTATCGTGCCGGCAGACGATTTCGGTTATGCCTTGGATTACAGCGGCCTTACCTTCGGCTCAGGTTCGACTAATCCTGAAAGCGGCACGAACCGCTACCTCCGTTCGTCCATCATCTTCGGCGACGCCAGCGTCCAGACCACCGCCTTCCCCGGCTTCACGGGCTACGCCCCGCTGTCCTCGCCTGTTTTCACCGGCAACCCCACCGCCCCGACCGCCACCTTCGGCGATAACGACACCTCCATCGCCACGACTGCCTTCGTCCAGGCTGGCCTCCTCGGTGGCACGGCGAACGCCCGCAACCTTGAAGTCGAGGTCCGCAACCAGTCCGGCTCGACCATTGCCGCCGGCTCCATCGTCTACATCTCCGGGGCCACGGGTAACCTTCCCCTCATCACGCTGGCCCAGGCTAACAATGACGCGAACTCGGCCCAGACCATCGGCTTCGTCAAGACGGCGATCACGAACAACGGCACGGGCTACGTCATCGTGCGGGGCGTCCTTGAGGCCATCAACACTTCGGCGCTGACCGAAGGCGTCCAACTCTACCTGTCACCGACGACCGCCGGAACGTGGACGACGACCAAGCCCTCGGCTCCCCAGCATCTGGTCTATGTCGGCGTGGTGATCCGTTCGCACCCTACGCAGGGGACCATCCTC